CATCTCCAGCAGTAACTCGCGGCCTGATGTATCTCGTGACCTCTTGAACCGACTCAAGTGCGGCTGCACCCTTACTTAATGCATTGCCCTGTGGATCGGTAAGCGTAACGTAGTTCGTTCCATCGTTGGAACCCTCGATGACAACCGTTCCACCAGCGCCAAATGTTCCACCCACTTGTACCGATCTAACGCTAGATCCAGGCATCTCAATTGGAGAACCACTGTCACCATTCGGAATGTTTTCCCATGCTACAACATGAGCGTGCTCATGAGCCTTTGCAATCTCAGTAATAACAGCGCTAACTATTGATGGCATATTTCCTCACTCTTTTTCGGCCTGCCCCTTTTCTTGGGCTGCGCCTCATCTTCTTTTTCGGACACTTCAACAGAAAGGCTAGGGCTAGGATCGACAACTTTCTCCATCCATTTAGAAGAAAAGTATTTATCTTCAACTTCAAAAACAGACCCAGGACGTATCCTGGTTTTATAAAAGCCATCTCTCGTCGCCCTAACCTTCATTCTAATACCAATTAGCTAATAACGTAGCTATGTGCGTAAGCAACAGCTCGGTCAACGTCCTTACACAAGAAAGCGGTAAAATTCCCGGTCGTAAGGTCGCCGTTCGCAACGGTATACTTCACGCGCATATAACGCTCGTTGATCTTCTCAGGCTGAAGCTTCACAACGAGGCGTGTCCCGACAGCAGACAATGCTGCAAATGTTCCCACGGTCTGAGCTGCCGTAGTTGGGCTGCCAAACGCGGAATCATTATCGGTCTCAAGCGTGATCGATTGAGTCGAATCAGACCCACCATCCGTGAATGCGGTCGAAACCAAAATCACGAAGTAAAGATCCTCGCCGCTGCCAATGTCTCTCGCAATCGAAAGATCCACAATATTTGTGGACGCTTCAGTCGTGAGATGCTGAGCAGCTTCATCAAACAATAACTGTGCATCTAAAATCATATTTCCTCCAGTTTCCTTTCTTCAATTATGTAATAGCCGATTCAGTTTCAGTCAACGCATCGGTCATGCGAACAGGAATACCACGGAATGAATACTGGATTTTTCCAGCAACATTCTCATAGCCCAACTGTCCACCGCTTACAACGTCGTCACGCCCCTGAATGTCAAGCATTTGGAAGCATGTGCGATTCATGTAAAACACCGGGCGACCCATCGCGAGATTTGGAATGCGATGAATTGCCTTGATCATAAGATCAAATAAGTCCGGCGAGCTAGTCTTCGAGGACAAAGCGGATATATCCAGATTGCACACTCTTACAGCATAGCGATAATCTTTTACTGCAAGTCCTACTGAAAGTTTCCAGTGATCCTGGTAAGCTCTCATGCGAGATCCAGCGATTCCAGCCGTTGTTTCAACGGTGACAAGACCGAGATCTTCATGCTGAATTCCAGCTTGGGAACCCTTCGGGAAGATGCCGAAAACAGTCTCTGGCGACCAGCACACAAGCCAAATCGAAGAGAGATCACTATCAGATCCACCGCCACTGATGACGTTATCTGAAATGTTTCCGCTCAGCGAATTGTATCGTGGGGCAAGACCAGTAAACTCTTCTGGTGCTGTTGAAACATCACCATAAAAAGTTGTGGCCGCTTGCTCCTGAGACATAGCTTCCAAAAATGCCCTGGCTTCCGACAAACGGAATGCGGCAGAGTTGCCGTTCAGTTCTGCAAGCGCCTGGTCAACCTCAGACCATGATTCAAGCATACCGATCGACTCTTGGATCTGTGCAGTCGTAGACTTCGACGGTGCGACGCCTTCGTTCAGCATTCTCCATGCAACGGTCGGAAGACTTGACCGGACAGTCATTCTATGTCCCGTTGGCAGGTTGCCCTCAATGAATGGCATGTCCTGTAAAATTGGATTAGACAAACTCAGCAATTCAGCAATAGCCGCAACTTTTCCATCTGGATCAATCCGCTTTGCAAAATCAACTAGAGTTAAAGCACTTCCACCTAATGTACTCATTTATTACTCCTTTGATTGTTGTTTCTCCATGGACGGGAAAAGAAGCTCAGCAATACTCTTTTTAGGAGCGTGAACAATAGTGCTTGTTCCCTCCAGCGTATCACTAGATAAAACCTTTCCAATCCTGGCAAATATTCTGACCAGTTCTGGATGATTTCCATAACCAGTCTTTTCGACCGCATCGATAAGTTCGTTGGTTCCAAAACGAGTGATGACTTTCTTGGCAATCTCAGCACTCTTTAAAAATGCCTGACCTCCAATTTCCTTGTCACTCATCGATTGAGACTTCCACTCCTCGACTTGGTTTAACCACGCCTTTTGTTTGTTATCCGCGAAGGACTTAATCGCGTCATGTTCTGTTTGCAAACGCTCCTGTGCCTGTTCTTGTGAAAGTCCTTTCTGCTTTGCATAGGCAGAAATCCTTTCAACATCACTTGAGCTAAGCAAAGATCCATCAGGAAGCTTAAGCTCGATGGCTTTTGGCTCAGCGGGCTTATCTTCTTTCTTCTCTTCAACCTTCGGCTGCTCAACCTCTTTCTTCTCTGGATATATCTTTTGCGCAACATCCACAGGTTCCTTCGGCTGAACATCCGTAGTAACTTCTGTTGCAGCGGCAACTGGTGTTTCCTTAGCCGCTTCAGCTTTTACTTCAGACATTTTCAAACTCCTCTTTCGCCTCTTTACGCATAATCATATATGCTTCAGGGGCAGCTTCATCAATTTCAGATAGGAGCTTCAAACCCACGTTCCTTTGGCCCTCATTGAAAAACGTCTGAGAGTTTCCAGTAAACGAAGACTTAAATACCCCACACTCACCTAAAAACCTCCAGATAAACCTGCGACCGTGTTTAGTGTCGAGAACTGAAGCGAGATCATTCATTTCACGCTCCCGTCTAAGCTCGACCTTAACAGAGGCTTTCTTAACCTGTTCCTCGTCGGCTGCATTTTTAACTAGAACTTTTTCCATATAATCAATTCACATCCGTCCACGCGCCATTTCCGACGCCAATCGTTACCCAAAGATCAGCTCCAACGGCCTCTATAACAATCGAAGAACCGATATCGGTGCATCGGATTGCGTCTCCGGCAGAAGGCGCAATGGCTGCACCAGTTCCACCAGCAACAGAGTTAACAACACTAATCTGATCCGTACCATCGGCAGGATTAATATCGAAGTCGTCAGCAGTTCCGCAAACAAACGTAAGTCTACAACCAAGTGCAGTCGATGCTTCTGGAAGATCCATAACATCAGTGCTGTTGCTAACGAACGTAGATCCACACTGTGCCACCGTGATTGCTGCCGTTGTGGATGCCACCTGTGCCTGCAAGAAACCACTCATCGCATCTCCACCGTCACCAGTTACTGAACCAACAAGGCTAAGAGCACCAGCCGTTGTGAGAGTAAACTTTGCCACCTGAGCGCCAGATGTATCGTTGTAGAAAATCAAGCTATTGCTTGATGCCACAGAGGAAAGTTTCCAGTCATCTCCGTTATCGTCAGACTCATCAGCGGCAAGGGTAATGAATGCGTCGTTCGCTTCAAACCCCAACATCTTCAAGTGTGCTGCCGCGTCGTCAGCCTCAAAGCTAACCACATCCGATGCGTTTCTAAAGATCTCAGAATCAGCCAAGTGTTGTGTGCCATCAGACTCAAGCATGAGAAGAGTCGTTGCATTGTTCAGAATCGAAAACTGATTGATGGTGCTTGACTTGATCGAGAACTTATCAGCAACATCATCGCCCTGGTCTGCCCACAACTGAAGAATCGCATCCTTTGCTTCAAAACCCAACGCCTGAACCGTCGTGTGGCTGTCGTCAGACTTTAGTGTGAATGTATCATCTGTGGTATTCGAGATGATCTCTCCGTTATCAAGAGTGATATCACCGCTCAATGCCGACGCCACCATGGTAATAAGACCGGCTGACTTAGTACAAGTCAAACCAGAACCACACTTTGTTTCTGTGACGTGTCCAAGATCAAGACCGGCTGTATTATAAAACTTCAAGCTTGCAAACGCATTCGTTGCAGCAAAAATACCGATTAATGCGATTAGTTTCTTCATTTCTTTTTCTCCTTTAAGTTAAACAATTCTTCCAGCATTTGCCTGTTTCATTAATTCGTTTAGAGCATTCTCTCCCTCAAGAGATGACTGAGAAAGATTCTTCACAACATTCGATCCAGACTCTAAAGACTCCTGTCTCTGTTGCTGTTGGATCTTCATCTGTCTTTCAGCCCTAACCTCTTCAACGTGTTCATCATCGTAAACAATGTTTGGAGGAATACCAGTAAAATCAGCATAAACGTCAATAATCTGATCAGAGTTAACTTTATCTAACACCGATGGAACAACTGCGGCAATCTGTCCAACGAAGCCAGAGAACCGCTCAAGTCCTCCGATCCCGATAAGCTTCTGCGCCTGAGCCATAACAGAAATATATTCAACCCTTAGATCAGCTCCCTGCAACTCATCTGGAGGTGGGGGGAACATCCCTTGCTTGTTCATGATATAAAACGCATTGTCAATCAGTGGGTCAAGAAGATCTAGGTTTAGCTGTTCTAGCACTGGACCTAATGCCAAAAGCTTCTCTCCTTCCCTGGCATTTACTTCTGCCGCCGTGATCTGCCGTCTGTCCGTGTTGATCAGCATCAAAAACAAGTCTTCGTAAAATGCTTTTCTGATGCGCTGCCTAACTGATTCCTGCTTTGCTTCAAGTTCTGCAATTGAAAGCCTGACCTCGTGAGCCGCCCTGAGTCCCTTCGTTCCTTCGCGCTCATCCACAAAGTTAACATCCCCTGGCAGGATTGTGACTTGATTATTTTTCATCGACACTGGTGCAACCATCGCCGGGTTAATGATCTTCTCAATCGCCTGTAATGACCGCTTCTCACCAGTCTGAAGCTGCTTAATGTCTCCGATGCAATCCATCGCCGGGCATTCTGTGGCGTAAACATCCTCTCCAGTTACACCCCATCTTGGGGCCATGATCGGGAAATAATCGTATCCAGACTCTCTCAGCATCCTGTCATCTGCATAAGAACGCTGATGCTCTTGGCTTCCCTTCTCGTAATAACAAGAAGAAAACTTCTTGTACTTAGCCTCTTCTTTTCTAGGATCATACAACTCATTTGGGCAAACGATGTGACATACATCAATCCAAGTCTCGTAATTTCCGTTAGCCCATTCCTGCTTAATGTAGGTTGAGAACTTGCTCCAATCGATGTCCTGATCAGGAGTTGCTCTCCCAAACTTATCGACTAGTTGCCTAACAGTCATTCTGAATTCACGAAAGAAGGCGTTAATCCTGTCCTTGTGGTCTTTCGCAAGCATGTAAGAACCGATTGGGAATGACTTGAAGTGAAAAATCTTCTCGTTATCCTCTTCGATGTACATGCACGCTGTTCCGAATACGCCGAGATCTCCATAGGTACTCGACAGGACGTTATAAAGATTGGACTTAAGAAACGCCATCGCCATACGGTTAGACACCGTGTAAAGCCAATCTTTAACTGGTCCAACCTCAGACATGCCGGGATCAGGAGTGGTGAGCCTGAACCAAGGACGCGCAGGAGATGTAACCCCTCCCATCATGCCGGAGCGCATGGTTCTAACTGCGTATGTTGCGGTGGAATCAATGATTTTCTGGTTTCTTCTGTCTCCCTTGTTTACATCAGAGACAAAAAACCTCGCACGACGTGGGAGGATGTAATCGCAGTTATCTCTCCACTGATTGATGAATGAAGATCTTTCAACCTCCATCTGCGATCTCATTATTTCAAAGCGGTCTTTCCGTGACTCTTTTTTCATTACGCCCCAAGAATTGTTTTCTTCGTTTGTTCGACCTCACCTGGAATGCCGATGGGTCCAGTAAGAATGGTGCTGCGCCTTCCTTCTGCTCCAGCAGCTAGCGCCTTCTGTCTAGCCTTAGCATTCTTCTTTCCTCTCGCGCTCTCAGATGCCGCAAGTTCTTTTTCCATCTCGGCCTTTTCTGTTTCTCTCTGCTCACCAGCCTCGTCAATCATCTCTTGCTGTTTTTTCTGCTGTTCTTGAGCCGCTGCTCTGGCCTGTTCTCTTGCTTTCTGTTGTTCAATCAATCCCCAAACACCAAGACCTACTTCGGCAACTGAACCCATTGAAAGAATCCCCCTAAGCGTTTAGCCGTTTGGCATATACATAGTCTATCAGTTGATAGCCCTGTCTTTCAAGCATCCGGCCAAAATTATGTTCAGAATTAACGTGACTGTAAACAACGTCAACCCCTAATTCCTTCAGCCTCTCATCGCACCACTTAATAAACCTGTAGCCTATTAAGCGACCGCGAAACCGTTTTTGCAAGTAAATAAGATCTTGGACGGCGTGCATCATGTCAAAATGGTGATGCTTTCTAACGAAGAATACGTTGTACCCAACAATCTCTCCCTCGTATTTTATGCAATAGATTTTTAGAAATCCATTCTCGTAGAGCGATGAGTAAAGATCGAAAGATGGTTTTATCTTGAGCGACTTAAATGAGCTTACTTCATGGTGATGTTCGACAATCATCGATGCGACCTTGCTTATCAACTCAGTCGTGAATGCCTCTTCGCTGTATTCAATCTTCTCCAAGTGGATTGTATTCATGTTTCGATTTCGTCCTTGTTGGAGTTACTCCGGGAATATACACGGGATTAGATGACATTTCTGGTAGTGCAAATGTTAAACACAGTGCATCACTCATGTCTGGACTTACCCCGATTCGTTCCTTGATCTTTTCCTTTGGTTCAAGCTGAAACTTTCCGTTTACGTAGGTGTACGTTGGGGCGGTCAGTTCCCGTTGTAGTTCGCTATTATTCGGTAACGCTCCACCACGCTTGATCCACTCAGCCATGTTAAACCACATCTCAGCCCTCTTATTGGCAAACCTTGGGTCCGTGGCCTTACCTGCAAAGTTAACCTCGATTGGAGAATATCCCGCTTGCAATAGGCAATCGATTACTCCAGCTCCATAGCCACCAGTTCCATCAACTAGTTCGATCTCGCTTGCAAATTCTTTTTTTATTAGGGCTACCTTCGCAGCGATATCATTCGTTCTTGCGCCACGCATCTCAGATGGAATGAACGAAGCAAGACCTTGCCGTGGGAATATGACTGTTTTATCCGATCCGAACCTTGCGCAATCAACCCCGAGTCTCTTCTGAGCGAATGAATACTCCTCGCTTCGATATGTCCTTTGCATGGCGGCCATTACTTCATCAGGCCCAAGAAGAGAATTGATTGAGCTAGGAGGGAATTGCCCAAGGATTGATGACATAACCCAAGGGTTGTCTTTACCGAATGTCTTTATCTGTTCCCTTGCCCAGTCAATATCAACGCGCGTGGACCTGTTTGGATCATCTGGGTCAGACGTGATTTTTATCACATGCCACAAATGCTTTAGGCTTGTGGACGCAGCATATAGAATCCCATCGTGTGATGTTGGGTTTCCTGCCTGTAAGATTTTACCAAACTCGCAGTTTGACAACACCTGTTCTGCGGCCTTGGATACAGCCGGAGGGATCTCTCCAGACTCATCGATAAGAGCCAAGACAAACTTACTGTGCAATCCAGAAAGTGTCCTTCCCTGTTCCTCTGCGTTTGCGGTCTTCGAGAATGACCTAGCAGACATAAACCAGGTTGAAGGAAACTCTTTGCTAAATATTCTTTCTTTAGTCCACTCGTATTTTTCTACAAGATATGGCGACCTATCTCTCCACTTGGAAAGCTCTGCCCACAAATTATCTTTGAGGTTATTGGCCGTGATGGATACCGCTGCACCTTTCGGATGCTCCCCCTTAGATCCGTATGCTGCCAAGAAGTTCCACGCACACCAAGCAAGTAATGCAGACTTACCGGGGCCGACACATGCTTGCAGGCTTATTCGCTTCTTATCCTCGTCTTGGCTTGCAAATGCTCTGAGTGCTTCTTCCTGCCATTTATCAGGCTCTACCTGGAATTGTTGTTTAACAAAAACAACCGGATCTTCTTTCCACTCTTTTATCTTTTTAAAGGTCTTTACGGACATTCAGATAAACTGAATCACACTTTGGATGCGCCAACAACTAAATCTTCAACCGTAAGATTTCCGCTTACTTCAACGCGAGACACAAAATCGCCGCCGCTTTTGGCGAGAAGATCCGACGCTCGAAGTCTGTCGGTCATACTGTTTGATTCATCGAGAATTACTTTGGTCCAAAACTCTTGGCGTTCTTCTCTTGATAATATTCTTTTATCGGATTGTTTCTTGCTTCTGTTTGCAATAAGTTCAGTTATCTTAACATTCTTTAACAACCTGTGTCCAATTACGCCAAGAGATGCATCGTCTCCTCTATATCCAGCAAGACGCGCCGCTTCCGTTGCGTTTCCCTCGTAGGACTCTGCAAATTTCAATTGCCTAGCGTTTAATTTTGTTTCTCTGGACATAAATAAACAACCAGTCTTTATGTTATATCATGTGTGTCTTTTTTGCAACACTTTACGAATTAGCTCGGTTCTGCCAGCTTTGATCCAGTCATTGGGTCGAATAAATCAACAACGTGTTCAACGGCATGCCAAACATTCCTATTCATTTCACCACCTCCACACAAATCCGAAATAGGTTGGCGAAATAATCGGATGAAACCCTTTCCGCCTATTATCCGCCAATCCTAACCACTTGTCATAAACAGAAAGGTCATCTTTCCGAAATAGCTTGTAAAGCCCTCTCGCCATCTCCACAGCGAACAGAGCCATTAGCGCGCCCTGAGCGGCTTGCACTGCCATTCGCTCACTCGAACCACGCTCGATGTCATTCATGTTTAGAGCATCTGCAATATCTCCCTGGTCTTGAAGATTGTTTCGAAATGAGTTTCCATAGTCCACAAGTGGAGCAATCCCCATTGCAAGGAGGATTGCAGCTTGCGCGTACTTATTTTTTGGTAGGGCGTCCGACTCAAGGAGTGCGGTATAAATGCTCATCATCGCGATGTCCATTGCTATTGGACCCAAAAGGGTGGCCGTCACCTGATCTTTACTCAAGTCCCCCTCCCACTCGGTGTACCCGAAGGTGAGTCTTCCATGATGGGTGGATGGTGTAATTTCAAACCGCTTGATGCTAGCTCCGCTTCCGGCAGCTATCGCCGCATGACTCCCCTCATGAATTGTGACTTGAAGCAGATAATCGCCTAGACTCATTCCAAGCCCTGCGGCGAGTATCTTTGCCCACTCTGGGTCAACGGTGTACTCGGCTCTTGCCGGAACACACAACAGCATCATGATTGATAATATTAAAGTCCTCATTTCACACGATATTTTCCTGTCAATTTCACGCAGGCTATTCTTCCTCCTGTGAAGTATGACTTGTAACATTTTTCTGCAACTTCTTTTAATTCATAGTAGTACGATTCTCCACCCGAAAAGATGTTTGCATACGCCGTAATCGTCTTATACTTCGCCTTTGGTTTTCGTTTACGTTGTTTTGGTTTCATTTTCATACTCCCATCCCGATACCATGATGCCATCAATCCCATATGGTGGTGGTTGCATCCCAAGCTTATCTTGAACTGTTAAAATCTTTTCCATAACGTCAGGAACAAAGACGAGCCTGCTTTTACCAATGGTTTTCTCTTTGATCCAAACATCAACCATCTTTTTTATCATCTCTGAGCGTTTCATTTCTCCCCCCGTTCCTTTCTCCACTCGGCGAGTACAGCTCGTGCTTTCTTTCCGCCAGCGAATGGGAAGTCTTGATTCCCAAAATCCCTATCTACAAGATCAATCGGGCTAACTCCAACCCTTCCTGTGCGAGATACCCACGAAGATTTCTCAGCGTAAAACGCTAGCGCCTCTTCCATCTTCTGAATGATTTCATTCGCGTGTTCCATACCTAGTCTGTAGCCGAAGCGAGCGCCGATTTCTAAATTAGTCCCACCAATAGATTCGCCGTAATGCTTCTTGACCTTTGCCTTTATCTTCTTCTCCACCGATTCAGGTATCTTTTGTGTGGTCATCCTAATACCTATTCCTTAATTGCTGCATGTGGTCCTCTAGGGATTCAACCCTCTCCTGCAAGTCTGAGATGATTTTAGTTTGAAGTTCTTCTGGGTGCTGTTTTAATAATTCCATTCGTATTGAGTGTGCCCACGAGTGATAACTGTAATCCCTTAGAATCTCGTTTTTGATTGCAGATTCAAACTCGTCCCGAAGATAGTTTCTATAATTTGTGTGCGCGTCAGTTGTTGCATAGTTGGATACGTCGCAATACATGGAGTCCAAAACGCCTTGAGCAGCGTCTTTCATCCTGACTTTAAACCTATCAATCAACTCTTGCTGAGCCTTCTCAAAATTTTCTTCAATCTCACTCATCTCTCCCCCATAAAATATCCCTTATCTTATCTGTAAGTTCCATGCGGACTCGAAAACGAATCATCGCATCTTCGATGTTAGCCGATACTGGAACTATTTTTAAAACTCCCTTAATCATCAAGACTGCGTTTCTTATTTTATCGAAATCATCCTCACTAACATCCTTCTCTAACACGACCGAAAAGCCTTTTATTTCTTCGCTCATTTCCACTCCCTTTCTTCAATGCCTTCTTACACAGTTTGCAGGTGACCTTTCTTATAAACACAGTCCACCTCCATGCGCCTTTATTGTGAATTTTACACAGTGATAGTTCTCCGAATCTATCCATTCCAGCATACTTGTGAATCTTTTTTACCCAGGGTTTCAACTTTCTATTTTTCACTATTCCACCACCACCGAGTTTTTAAAAACGTCAGCACAATGCTTTATAAAACCACCATACATCTCAATTTGTTTATCGGTGTAGTTCTCTTGCTTGCCAACATCTTTGTATTGTTCTAACCACTCAGAAATAGTTTTTGCATGACACCCGATTCGTATTTCATCAGTCCCATAAAAACAGGCTGTGTGCTTTTCAAATTGAAAACTCAAAATTGCTTTCCCTTCTAGCAATGTTTCTTTCATGTTGGCTCCATACAGGTTGGCTCCATACAGGTTGGCTCCAGACAGGTCGGCTCCAGACAGGTTGGCTCCAGACAGGTCGGCTCCAGACAGGTCGGCTCCAGACAGGTTGGCTCTATACAGGTTGGCTCCAGACAGGTCGGCTCCAGACAGGTTGGCTCTAGCCCCCCCGTCTTCTGATCGTAACCACTTTGTGTGCTTCTCTAAAATTATTGCCAACTCTTCTTTTGTCATCTTCTCTCCTTCTTTTAAAAACCGTCAGGCTGATGGGTTATTGATCCAACATGCGTCGCCACCGCATAGACCCCATCATGTTCGGTTTGCGTTGCCTCCCGACGGTCTTCTGACTCGTTCCAAACCTAAGCATAGGAGCGAGTCAAAATCATTTCTTTTTCTTTTTGCTTAGTTTCCTGTCCATTAATTTCATAACGTAGTCGTCAAAAATTGTCGTCATTGTCATTGGCCCACATTCGACTTGCTCGCGAGCGAACACCTCTGCCATGATCTTCAAGATCTCCCTCACGTCCCCAACACTGGCCTGGTGCTTCTTACCCTCAACCGTGCATATGTGCTTAATCAGTCTTTTCATTTTTGTTCCTTTCTAATAGTAATTACACAACCTCACTCCAGCCTTCGCCGCTGCCACTGCCGCTGCCACTGCCAATGCTCCAGCCACTTCCATCGCCACTGCCACTTCCATCGCCACTTCCATCGCCACAGCCACAGCCCCAGCCACTGCCACAGCCCCAGCCACTTCCATCGCCCCAGCCACCGCCCCTGCCACTGCCACAGCCATCAATCATGAAATCACCTCACTCCAGCCAATAACTGACAAGAGTTTGTTTCCCCATTCCAGCGATACTTTGTCTCTGATATCTGTCGCAGTAAGAGGGGATTCATCAAGTCCTTTTTGTTTCAAAGTTTCACGACAGCCAATCAAACATGCTCCGGTTAGCAAGCGAAACTCATTAAGGGTTATCTTTCGATTTTTACCCTCCGCGTAAATTTCTTTTACAAGAGCATCCATTGATGGGCGCTTCGTCGGATCTTTCCACAGCGCGTCTGCAACTGCGTTAGCCACAGAATCACCATGCGCGCACCAATGCGTACCGCTTAGAGTTGCAAAATATCTTCTAGTCCCGTCTACAGTCTTGTAGCTTTCCACTACATGACCGTCGGATGTTGTTCTAACACGCACTGGGCCAACAATTACCTCCTCAATACCATCTCGATAAAAAGTTCTTTCTTTCATAAATTTTTCTCCTTTCTAATAGTAATTACACAACCTCACTCCAGCCTTCGCCGCTGCCACTGCCGCTGCCATCGCCACTTCCATCGCCCCAGCAACTTCCATCGCCATCGCCAAAGCCACAGCCCCAGCCACTGCCACTTCCATCGCCACAGCCACTTCCATCGCCACAGCCACAGCCATCAATCATGAAATCACCTCACTCCAGCCACTGCCACCGCCACCGCCACCGCCCAAGCCACTGCAAATGCCACTGCCACTGCCACTTCCATCGACCCAGCCACAGCCCCAGCCACTGCCACTTCCATCGCCACTGCCACTTCCATCAATCATGAAATCACCTCACGCCAGCCTTTGCCACTTCCATCGCCACAGCCAATGCCCCAGCCACAGCCCCTGCCACAGCCACAGCCACCGCC